TGTAACTGTTAGTCCATCTGCTAGATCTTGACCTGGAAGTGTAATACCCTGTGAAGTATTTGAAGCAACAGTCACAACACTCGTTCCTGTAGTTTTATTATGTACTACTTTCCATTCACCATCTACTGTGCCATCATCAAGCTTAATTGTTCTGTTTGTATTACTAAAGTCTACGTAAATAATTGTGTCCTCATCAGTGTCACTATCTGATGATGATGTTTCAATTAGACGAGAGTTAAATGCTACTTTACCAAGTCGTACGGCACCATTACCAGTAGGCTCAACACCAATATTCGTATTGGTTTGACCTGCCGCAGTAATCTTAGGCAAATTAGCAGCAGCCGTAGAGTTATGAACATTAAGATGTAATGCCGCTGAACTTACCTTTGTAAATTCTAAATATTCGTTATCACCTGAATCAAATAAAGATCCTTTAATATAAGGATTCATCAAACGTTTATTCTGTAAATCTGCCGCATGATCAACAAATACAAGTGTGTCACTATCAGTCAATATTGGAATATTAATATTTGTATCAGCTGCTAGATCGCCAGGAACAATCGTGATAATATGATCATCACCGGCATCGTCAATCTTTAATGTGTTAATAGTCGGAGTGTTGATTGTTGGTGTTTGTAGCGTTTTATTCGATAGAGTATCAGTTGTGTTATTACCTACAAGAGTTGTAGCAACACCAGGCAAGTTAATAGTAATAGCAGATGAGGCAGCAGGAGCAACAAGTGTAGTAACATTAGAGTTACCAAACTCAAGTCCACCGGTACCAAGAGTTAGATACTGCGACAAAACTCCTTCTGTGCCGAGGAAGTCATACAGTTCTTCAAAGTTATCATTTATCTTACGACCAGCCTGGCGTAATGTATCACCAGTGCCGTCATTGGCATTTGTGCCGGTCTGAACTATTTGTCTAGTCATAATTAATCCTATTAACGATTTATTTTATTTATATAGAATATGTGCCTGCAGTTGCAGAATCTCTGAACCAATCTTGGTCAAATCTTGATGCAACCAATGTTCCTGCTGGTTGTGCGCTATGGCCATCCGTATCTACATCAGAATCAGACATTCTTGGTGTAGTATCTGTATCACCGACAAATCCTTTACCAGATGAATCATCGAATGTGACAGAATCTGGATTGAAGAATTGTTCTAATGTAAATTGACCATCAAGCTCTTCGATTGGTACTTCGCCATAAGCAGCAATTCTAGAATTGATATCCATTCTAAATTCTTCATAATTACCACCAGTTCTATTATCACCTTCAACAATCAATGTCGTACTTGTAACAGCCGCAGGTTCGATTAGAACTACACCAGATGCATCAGCAACTGCACTATCGGTCGAAGCAAGTGTCAAGCTTCTTGTAATACCAGAATCGACTAGATAGTTAAAGCCATCACCAAAACCAACGTTGAAGACGAGTTGACCTTCACCTGGTGCCTTTAACAATTCAGGCATTCTAGTCGGAATAGCAGCATTCGCAGATACAAGTTCAAGAGCACCACCGACATACATACCTGCAGGATGCACAAATAATTTATATACATCAAGCCATTTTGAAATAGGTAAACCAGTACGAATCTCAATAGCTAATTGCTGATATAATTTATCATCAGTGATATATCTATCTGAAGCCGCTCCGATCTGAGATTCATTGAGTTTAAATACTTTTTCTTTTGTATAAACAACAGTGGGATCTTCACCAAAGAAAGCTCTAAAGAATTGTTGAATCGAATATAAAGAACCCTTTGAACGATATAATAAGTTAGAAAACTTAGCGGCTTCTCGCTTATTAATAAACCCTTCAAAATATGATTGGCCTAATAGCAATTCATCTTCAATAAATTTAAGTAAATACTCATCAACTTGTGTAATATCACGTGAGCGATATAGTTCTTTTAGTTGATGCGCATCTGTTTCGGCATTCAGAAACTCATAATAATATTCTAATAATTTAATTAAATTCGGATATTCTTCTTGAAAATATGCAGGTAAAGCTTTCTTGACCTCGTCTTGTCTAAAGTCGAGGGCGCGTCTATTATTATCATCTAAAGTTCTATCTGGATATGCCATTAGTTAGTTGCCGATGTAATTACGCCACGAGCAAATGATGCCGTTCTGTCGTATTCTAGAATATTATTTCTTGTTGGTGCAATAGCACTTTCATTTGAAGGTGTCACAGAAACTTTAATATAATCTAAATTACCTTGTGTAGCAGTTGGTGTAAAATCTTTAATTGTTACGACGCCAGTAGCAGCATCATATGAACCAGCATTATCTACAATAGATCTATTATCATTTGTTGCTACAATCTGTAATTGATTTGATTTTAGCACATTTTGTAATTTACAGTTATTGCCTAAATATGTAAATGTAGTAGATGTGATTCTGTAATTCTCATCGTCTGGCTCAGCAATCGCAGCAGGGAATCTTAATACTACATTGTTATCACGAGATACATTGATTAGTGTCGTACGAATAGTAGAATATGGGCTAGTAACACTTTCAATATTTGTCATATATGTAGCAGCATCATCATATCGATTTTCATTTACAAGTTTAATAATATGATTGATTTGTTCGTCAGTAATCGTATTATTAGCTAAGCTTTCAATTGTAGCAATAAGTGTTGGTCGTACAGGATTAAATCTCTGCTGCATACGAATTTCAGCGCGAGATGACAACACAGCAGATGATACTTCATCAATATCACTTAACATATTAGAACGTCTAAATGCTTGTTCAAATTTGCCTGTGTTATTCGTAAAATAGGTATCGATCTTATCTAAGACTTGAGTTTGAATTGTGTTCAATGTAAGTGTAGTCAGTTTAGGGTTAAACTGGAAGAAGTTTTTCACTTCAATAAATGTAGTTACTGGATCAGTGAATCTTAAATTAAATGAAATCACTGATAATTGATCAGCAAGATCGAGAATAGCAATCTTTGTATTCGATTGGGTTAGAGCACTTACATCATCTTCAAAATCAATCGATACAAATACTGCACCATATTCTGGCTCTAGATTTTCTTCACCGCCCCAAGCTTTAATATCTTTAATGAGCGTAGAATACTTACGCAGAATAAGTGATGAATAATCATCTGCAGTAACCATACGGTTTTGAGAAGCATATTGGAATGGGGCTTTTAATCGAATAGATTCTATAGATTCTTTTGAATCTCCACCAGTTGATTTAGTTGCTGTAATTACACTCAGATCGACATTCAGAGTCGTATCATCTGTTAGCGCAACTGCAAATTGATCTTTTGGATTAAAGACATTACCACCATTTGCTTCTGCGCCTTTGGTAGACAGATAATCTAATACGATACGAGATCCTGCTTCAGGAGCAACACCAAATGTTTTACCATCACCAAATGATAGTTCAAAATAACCATTCGGGGCTTCACGTAATAAGTAAATGGTCGATTGAGATGTGATATTTGTTGCATCATCTACGTTAGTATAAACTGATCCAGTACCGCCAATTGCTTGAGGAAATACAGTAACTGTCACTGTGTCTGCATCGAGTGTAGCATCAGGAATTACGTAGACAGGGTTTTCATCATAATCACTTACAAGGAAAGTTTTAGTTTTTCTTAAACCTTCTCTGATCGTAACTTCTTTTGATTCGTTATTATCTCTAAATTGATAGAAGCCAGTACCATCATCTGTTGCTGTATAATCTTCGAGTGTTTGAAATGTATAAGTGCTATCATTAATCGTTGCAGTGAATTTAGTAAAAGCAGGTAACTCAATGGTTGATGGACGTAGAGAGTTATTTGTAGTTAAACTTACATTTACAACAGCAGCAGCCGATGTGGCCGTATCTGGTGTATAACCAATACCTTCTGCCAAAGACACAACAGAACTTCTTAGTTGTGCTGTGCCGAGATATGATTCGTTTAATGCAAAGTTAGCAAGCAGCGCATTCATATGAGTATTATATGCAAGAACGTCTAATACGTTTGATAGAGCTGATGATTCAAAATCATAATCAGTAAATTCGTTTTTACTTGCCAAAAACGTTTTAAGATTACTTTTGATATTATCAAAGTCGAGTGCTGTTGACTTAATTGTTGTTGCCATATTATCTCAGCCTTACAAGTGTTGTATTGAACTGTACGATTTGATTTGAGTTGATCACCTGAAAGATGATAGAAACACCAATGGCATTCGTAGAATCTACATCTTTAAAGTCAACAATCACATCTTGCACAATTGCTCTTGGTTCATATGTTTCAATAGCCGATTTAATAGAACGCTTAATATCTAGCGACGTTAAGTCATCAGCCAATTCGAATAACATTTCACGAATATTTGTACCAAAATAAGGTTCAAATGGTTTTTCATAATAATTTGTTAGAATCAGATTTTTAATTGCTTGCTTTACTGCAGCAGCATCTACCTTTTTATAAATCTCACCATTCGGCTTAGCAGTAAACGTCAAGTCAAGATCAGAGTAAATGCGTGTTCTACTTGTTACAACACTACTCTGATTTAGCTTTCCGTCTTCTTGTGATAAAACTCTTGCCGTTGCCATCTGATTCTCATTTTTCTTTTATTTATATAGCATTGATAGGCTTAGGTAGTACTTCAACTAATTCATCAGCTCGGAGTAGCAAATTATTATATCTTGTTTCTACTGCACGACCAAAGACTGTCTTATATGATTCTGGAATTTGTGGGATTACTACACCAACTTGTGATGTAATTACAATCTCATCATCGTCGCCAATTGAATATGAATCATAATCAAGGATGAGTCTATCATATTTGATTGTATCTTTCCAATATTCGGCTAGATCAAACATCTTTTCATTTGCAAGTCTACCTGTTTTATCGTATAGTCGATAGAAGATACAGCGACCTTTTGATGCTAAATCATTCAACGAGTTTGTAGTAATCTTTTCTTCTGGTCCCTCTCGATATACACCTTCAGAAATTACTAGTTTCAATCCATTGAATGTACCACTGAAATGCCTATCATTAAATGAAGATAATACTTCGGCATGATAATACAAATTACGTTTTAGATCTGCAGATAATTCATTTACATCGAATGATATTGAATCATTACCGCCAAAGAATCGTGATAATGGAACACCCGGTGCCATCAATGTATTTGCACTAAACGTTGTTTTCAAATCAGGATTAAATTGTGGATCTGGCACAATATTATCTGATAGCTTTTTAGGGAAAATCAAACCACTCTTAGCACCACGTGTAATATTGCCTATATTAGTCCAACCAAATTTAGGAGTAATACCACCATCTTTAATTCGACCAATTGCAGGTGGCACAGAAGA